TGTTCCATCACTAGCTTTTGCATCAGAACCAATAGACATAAATGAAAATACTTCCAATACGGTATTAGCTTTTCCACTGATTAATCCATCTTCGTCTACGACTACTACATGAAGTTCATCATTGAAAGTTGCGCTTTTACCTAAATTTTCAGCAAATTCTGATGTCCCTGGCTTAGTGTTGAAATTACCTGCATATTGCCAATTATTAAAATTGGAGTCGGTAATATCAGCTGTAACCATTTCTACTTTTAAACTGTTTCCTAAGATTCCTGGGAATTTTGCAGCCCATTGTCCTACAGAACCAGCTCCAGTATTATAGCTATTATCAACATAATCATCATCGTTTTTAATTAGTAAACCTGTTCCGTCAGCCGTGGCATTTTTATTGCCAGTAGCAGCCCTTACAACTTTTAATGCATTACCATACTTTAAGAATGATGCTGCAGTTAAAAAATATAAAGCTGTATTATCGTCTGGTGAACCAAATTCTGCTGCTAGTTCTTTTTCAGATCCAACAGTTACAACTTGTTCTACAGGTCCCCAATTAAAGGCACCGGCGAATCCACCAATACTGGTAGAAACAGCAGGTACTACGGAAGTCGCATCAATTTCTTTGACTTGAACTCCGGGTGATACTTGAAATGCCATCGCTTTATCCTCTCATTAAGGTTTATATATTAAGTTAACATAATACGGTTTTTAATTCAATCGTTATTATTTATAATATAAATAAACTCTAGAACCTACCCGTATTGTATGTCTCTTCTTCAAACCATACATTTCCATCTTTATCTTTAAATGTTTTATGTCCTTCATCAATTCCATTTTCTATAAATCCAAATGGAATCATATCGTCTTGTATAGCTTTTAATTGTTCTTTATATAACATATTTTTCATATCAATATCTGATATAGATTGAAATATATCAGTTGTAGTAAACCAAGCAAACAATACTAAATTCATCATTAAATCATCATGGTTTGGAGCCATAGCCATAAAGCTATTTCCCTTAGCTACAAATGTTGTCATTTCTATAATTGTTTGAGCATCGTGTATTACTAACTTTTTTTGTTCAACTAAATCTTTTATTGTAGAACAACCTATACGTTTTACTCGTCTAGTCATTGTAGCACCAATTGCATTGGCCTTTACAGCAGATTCTACAAACATATTTTCATATTCTAAATCGTAATATAATCCATTACATACTACACTACCCTGATCATTTGATTCTACAATTATGTATGCTTCATTATATATCTTTGCATATTTGTATACTATATCTGGTAATAACATAGGAGATATATTATTATCTCTAAATACACAAACTTGTTCAAATGGATCTGAAGTTACATCAATAACTGTAAAGGTACTATAGTCTTGCCCTCTTCCCTTAGCTACATCAACGGTTAATATATAGTCGTGTTCTTTAATTGGTGCTTTATAAACGTAAGTATTTTCTTTATATTCAATTGGATCTCTAGCCTTTTGTGCTAATAAGTGATTTGCAGCAATTAAGGTATTTCCTCTTCCATGAAATGTATTTCCGAACTCTTGTTCAAATTGTAATTCAGATGTATTGGCTATAGTGGTTTGTTTCCATTTTTCATCTCTTCCCGGAACATCCCACCAATCTACTCTGAATGGTTTAAATTCATTCGTATCTGTTACTGCACCTTCCCATATTTTATGGTATACATTACCAACTCCATTTGCCGTTGAACAAATTATAATTTGTGTTTCTTTACCAGCAGATATAACAGGATAAGTTGAAGTATAGAATTGTGCATCATTTTCAACAAAAGCAAACTCATCTAAAAATAAAAGATTAATTGATAATCCCCTGATTGAACTACCAGAAGTTGCTGCAGCTATTATTCTACTATTATTACTAAATTCAATAGAACCTTTATTTAAAGCTTTACATCCGGGCTGTAAAAAGAACGGTAAATTTTCTAGTGCTAAAGTTATACGAGCTAACATTTCTCTGGCCACTGCACCTTTGTTAGCTAATATTGCAATTGTTTTTTCTGGATGAAAACATGCATACCACAATAAGTATACAACAGAAGAAATAGATTTACCACTTTGTCTACATGCCAGTACTACACTAAATCTATTATCATTAAAATGTTTAAACATTTTTTCTTGATAATCATATAAATCAAATGGAACTAAGCCTTCATCCAAAGAAACTATTTTAATATATTTACGAGCAAAGTATGAAGGATCCTTCATACATCTCATGTATTCGTTTACTTGTTCTTTTGTAAATTCGCTTTGGACACCATCACGTTTAACGGATGGATTACCTAAGTATCCAAACTCGTTATTCTTTATTTGGTTCGACATCTATTACATTATCCTTATTTAATAACATTCTTTGTAGGTCTGTAGTACTACCAACAAAAACATTATTATTCGTCACTTTTCTGTCGTTATCTTGATTTAGGTCCTGTTTGGCCTTTTGAAGTTTCATTAATTTATCGGTCACTTCACCCATATTTTTAATATGGTTTGATAACACTTCGAAAGCTCTTGGGTGTTCTGATTCTCTAGCTAGTTCAGCCATAGCATCCATAGACAAAGTACCGGTACGAATAAGATCTTTATATGTTTCTCTAGAAAACTCATAATCATCTTTTATATCTTTTTTGTCAATAGGTATACTTGCTAACTCTGTTTTTTCTTTTACCTTTTGTGGTAAATTTTTAGCTAATCTTTCTGATATTTTATCTTTATTATTCATTATACGTAACTTGTTAATGTTGTTGAAGCATTTGATGTGGCACCAGTTAAAGTTTCACCAGGATGTAAATACCCAGTTGCACTATTAAATCCAATAGTATTTCTAACAACGTTACCACCTTCTACTATTGGAGTAAATGTACCAACTTTAAAAGTTGTTCCAGAAGAACTTCCAGTTACTATTTCGCCAACACTAAATGTTCCACTTATAGATGCTGGTAAATTAATTGTTCCTGATTCAGGATGATTAATAAAATCAGTTGTTGTAACAATTCTATATTGTCCTGATCCTGGTGTACCTGTTACTAAAGTATCGCTTTCAACTGCCGTGGATGGATCTATTTTATATGTACTGCTTTGAAATTCTTGTGTAGTATTTGCTTGATTAATATAATCAATATCAATTTCTTTAATGACACCCTGTGATCCTTTAGAACTATAAAAAGTCATTTTCATTGTAAAGCCAAGAGTATATGTTAGTACTCTACGAGTTATAAAGTCCGATTCATAATCATCATTAAACGTAACTGAATTTAAAACTATAGGAACATCTTGTGTAAATGTAGTCCATCCATCAATAGGTTTAATTGATACTGTATAATCTGGTTGAAAGAATGGTATGATTTGTTCTAATATTTGTAATCCATCATCTTGGTTTTTAGCCATGATAGTTAATTCCATACCAATATTATATGGTACCTGAAAATCTATTTTATCTCTTTTAGTAGTATCGGTACTAGCGTTTGTTATTTTATTTCTTTTATTTTGTTTTTGATTTAAATCAATATCAAGGCTAGTAATTTCAAATGCCATTCTTGGCATTTTTAAAGCTAGTGATTGATTGTCTAAATCTTCATTTAATCTTGCAAGAAATTTTTGTTTAGGACCATAAGCCAACGGAACTTTTACTTGATTTAATATACCACCACTGCCATCTTTACGTATGACAGTTATATTGTTAAAAAGTGTACCAAAAACGGCTACTGACTTTCTAACTGTTGCGTGATAAAAATGACTTCCAAACATTAGAAATTATCCGATGGATCTCCAAATGGGTTAGCCTCTGTAAAGTCAAGGAATCCGTCTGCTGCAACTTCAAATGCAACATTTTCTCCCTGGCTATCAGTAGGATCTACGAAAGGACTATTATCTCCAATATCGTATACTTTTGTTATAGTTACTGTTTTAGCTGATTCAGCACCAGTTAATGTAAGAGTAGATGAAACAATAAAGTCTCTAGCTTCAGCAACTCCAGTTACTCCAATATTTGATACTTGAATTCTACCACCAGTGGTTGATAGTTTTTCTACTACTTGTACTGTTCCAAATACGCTTGTTAATACATCACCATCAGCATTAAAGGTAAGATTTTGTGTAACTAGTTCACCTTGTTCTAAATGGTTATTGCCGGTTGTAGAATATTCTAACGTTACTTGATAAGAATCAGTTACTTCTACTTGATCTATAATATCAACACCAGTATCAAAGTCTTCATCATTATATTCATATAATGCGCATTGTAATCTATAAACTGGTAAATTAGATAATTGATAGAATGGTTGCTCATGTTCTACAAACATAACTTCAAAAAATTTATTGGACAGTGGTAAGAATATTAGATCACCTTCTTTTGGTCTCTCTTCACCATCAAATCCAATATATCTATTCCATACTTTTCTAGATATTACAAAGTTAACTTCATCTCTTACTTCTAAACCAAATTTAGAATATAAATCTCCTTGGCCTTCAAATCCTTCTGTACCTTCAATATAGCCTTCAATCATAAATGCATCATCAAACTTAGATGCACGATCTTCTCCTAATATAGTATCAGTACTTACTATTTCTCTTGGTAAGTAAAAAAGATCTTGACCGTATATTTTAAGTGATTCAATGATTAAATCTTCGTAAAGATTTTGTTCGGATCTTACGGCCTGAGAAAAGTATACATTTCTAGGCATAATCTATCCCGTATAAAAATCGATAGGTTCTTCCCAATTAAGCCTAGCTTCTTCAGTAAGCTTTTCGATTTCTTCTCTTGCATCGTCGAAGATTTGTCGGCCATTAAAGGTAACACCACCTGGCATTTGCATACCTTCGAATTTTAATAAGTTAATACCCCATTGGTGTTTTATTAAAGCAGTTGCATAACGTTTTAAATAGTAATCATTATATACATCAGTAAATGTATCTGGATCTACTATACGATAACATTCAATAACTAAATAAGTAAATTTACCAGGAGTTAATTCTGGTGTAAGTTTGGCATTTCCACCCATTGCACTATGATTA